GGTGTTGTACTGGAAGAACGTACGGTTCACGCCCATGTGTAGGCCTTGAATACGACGCTCTGCTGCAATGACAAAGGCGTTTGTGTTACCCTTTAGGTTGGGGATTAGCTCTTTGTCGAAGATAATAGCCTGTGCGGTTAGCACATTGGCTACGTTATTCCCCGATGGATTTGGACCTGACATACTTTTCTACTCTGCAAGCTTGGACTCCGCGCGAGCGCGGGGAGGAAATCTTTAGACTTGGATACCGTACGCTCTACACTGCTTGACGAATTGAGGGTCCGTCTTCAGTTTTTGCGCCATTACTTTCGAATCCATTGCCTTGATTCCCTTCATAAACTCCTTTCTCGCGAGTGCCGGGTCCTGTGCTGCCGGTCGAGCAGCGCTGCTCGAGCCAGGAACTAGTCCACCGTTCACTCCCGGGCGACGGGCCGCTGGTATAGCCGGATTAGCGGCTGCGGCAGGCGTCGTGACCGTTGCTTCGTTCACCGGCGTGCTTGTTACTTGTGCCGATGCTTGGGCTACTGCTGGTGTTTCTGTCGCTGCGGCCGTGGGCTGTTGAGTCGCGGGCGCCGGATTAGCGGCAGCTTGCGCAACCTTTACAACCTGTACCTCAGCCTCGGTGACCGACACATTTGGCGCCGGTTCCGCTGGTTTCGTGGAAGGCGTCGATTGGGACACCTTCACAAGCTTTCCTTCATCCATGAGGTCCACAAAAGCAACCTCAAGGTTATCGATGGTAAATTCAAGAGAATGCTCAGCCAAGTATTCCTTCAACAACTTGGAATTAGCTTCGCATGGATAGAAGTCAGCCAAATGACGACGCATAAACTCGACTTGAATCGAGGCATGAATCAATGCATTAGCATTTTTTGCCATTTCTGTTTCACGATCTGCGTACTTCGTTTCAATCGTGGCACGAATGGCTTCTTCCATCTTCTCCGGGTCCTTCGCTTCCAAAGCTTGGACCGCGGCAGCTTTGATCTGTTCGATAGTCAAAGCTAATTTCTGACTTTGTTGGAATGTCAACTTCTGGCGCTTCAAGCGCGCGAACGCGCGAACTGCAAGAACGTATGCGGCACGTAACTTCGAAACAGAATCAAAAATACTGCCCGCTTCCAAATGAGTAGTACGCCCGATCGGGGTCTTCTCGTCTTCTTCCAGAACTTGATGTTCAAAATACGCGCGAGTGACCTTTCCTTCCACATTCCGAAATACGGTAATGCCGACAGCCTTCCAGGCTGCATCCTCTGCGACGTAATCAACCGTTGTTGATACTGGCGGTACAGGCGTCGGAACCGGAGTTTGAGACTCCTCGATTACAGGCTCAATGGGTGTTTCACCCTCGGCAGCCATCTGCTGCGCTTCTTCTGCAAGCTGCGCGGTCGACGGACGGTTAGCTTCCTTCTCAACCTGCGCGGTGCGATCTTCCAGCACCTTGTTGTGCTCCACAATCAGTTGAGACATATACGTCACAAACTTACGATTGCGCATCAACTCATCCATGTGTGGACGAGTTTCAGGATTCCCAATAGCTGCTTTAATCTCGTCGTACGACATTTGAAGCGCTAGCTCGAGTGCTTCATCTTTTATTGATACCGGGGCTGCGGCACCAGAAACATAATTAGGTAGCCCTTTTACCTTATTTAACATGTGATCTCCCAAAATTTTCTATTCTTACTACTTCCCTTCGGATGGGGATTCTTGAGGTCCCTTGACAAGCTTCGGAGTTGGTGGTTTGAATCCTTGAAATCGCATGCCCTTTCCTACTTGGGCCGCCGGGTTCTGCTCCTGCTCCGCTTCTTTTACCGCGCTTCTCTGATGCACCTTGACAGAGTCAAGAACATCAGTAGAAAATTTATTGATCGAGCGAGCCATGCTTTGCATAGCAACCAGTTTCTCCTGATAACGCTCTGTGCTTGGGTCCAATTTAATAACAGCTTCGGTCGCATCGCGACACTCTTCTGCCATCATGCGAACTAGAATTATCCAACCCGGTGCAATGGTAAGTTGAGCAAGCAGAATCCTTTCCTCGTGAGTCAGATTCTCGCCCAGTAATTTACGCTCAGCCATTGTCTTGAAACACTACCTTGACGGAATTCGTCTTGTATTCATCAGATTCACGAGAAATCACAGCCTCGGATGTGGTTATTCCGTTCGATGAAAGTTCGAACCATTCTTTCGCCTGTTTCCAATTCTCGTCACCTGGGTGACTTGAAAATCCGCAACCATTCAGACACCAAATCACGAGGGACAGGTTGGAAAATCGATGGCAAGCTAAATTGTAATCTTTGTGGGAACCGATACGATATGGTCCACCCTTCAAATGTTGACAATTCTCACGCTCATCTTTGTATACCGCTTTCAACCACCCCGGAACAGGTCTACCCGCTGCGCGCCACTTTGCAAGAAAATTATTCGCATACACGATATTCTTGCGAATCTGTATTTCCGCATACAGGTTCAAAAGCAAATCATGAATATTTGAAACATGCTTGATTAGGAAATCGAGAACGATCTCCTTCAATTTCTTTTTAACTGACATTGGTATTCTCCTACTACATTGTTAGGGCCGGTGTTACCCGGCCCCCATGCCTACGAACTTATAGCGCCGTTGTGGCGCCGAAGCCTTGTGTTTGTTCAGGACCACCCATGATTGAGGGCTTCGTCGATTTCTCGACCGAGGCACGGAACGCTTCATTACCGGCCTTGCCAAGCTGACGTTGGTTCTCCAAAGTTTGCTGTTCTTGGAACTTCTTGTCTGCCATCGATTGCTGTGCTTTCGCTTGAGCCGCTTGAATTGCCGCCGGTGAGTTTGCTTGATGTTGCTGAAGCTGCTCTGGCGTCATCTTCGTCAAAAATTCTTGCGAGAACTTCCAACCGGCTGCATCAACGAACGCATGAAAGATTGCGGGGGCATCAAACTGATAACCCGCGTCATTCGCGTTCTTCACGAAGACAGGATTCGTCATTAACTGAATCATGATCGGGAGTGCTTGGGCCATTTCCTTCTTTGCACCCAAACTTGCGCCCGCGAGAACTTCGTACTTAACTTGCGAATTACGATAATCGATATGATCGACTTTGATTGCCTCGCCTAGCTCGTCACCAAGAATATCTCTCATGACGTTGGCCGGAAGAAGGTCGTTATCCAACTCGTCCATCTGATGTAGCCACGGTTCAAAGACTTGACGAACAAATCGACCGGTCGGGCCATCTAGACGGCTAGCATTAGCCGAAATAACAGCCGATGCACCCGTAGCACTTCTCATGCCCGTTGTTGAAATGCCAGCATGACCCGCACCTTGAATTACTTGTTCGTTTGCGCCCGAGGTAGCCGCACCTGCTGACTGCGACTGCTGAATGAACTGGAACGCTTGTTCTGGAACTGGAGGCATCTGCAAAAACTTGAATGCCTTCTCAACATCATCATCAACGTCAATGATGCCGCCTTGTTCCCAACGAGTGTTTTGAGTCGGAACGTTGAAACCTTTCTTACGAAGTGCGACCGGCTGCAAACAGTAAGCCAGCAAATCAAGAGCTAAGTTTGTTACGCCCTGCTCAACGATCTGCTCACTTCCAATCAACAATCCCAACCCTTGCCCATAGAAGTTGTCAGGAATGTTGCGCCAGTTAGCCGAGAAGAATGGAATCTTTCCAAACGGGTTTGCTTCATTACGAATCAAAATGGCTGCGCCATTGAACATCAGGACTACAATCACTTTCTCGTTATCCCAATACTCAAGCAACTCTAATGGGGCACGATTCGGGTCCGCACTCGTGTTATAGTTGCGCGGCTTTGCATGCTGCAAATAGCCCATCATACCTTCCGGTATGGTTAGCGTGATGTTGTCCGGACCCGGAGTTGTAGCCTTCGAGAACATGTGACGAAGCACAGCCTCTTCCGGAATCTGATAACCTTCATTCCCACGTAGACGATCAAGGTCCTGATACGTTACATAATCACGATAAATGACCCACTTTGCCGAACGAATATCTCCGACACGCAGACCTGGGTCCGTCAAGACTGTACGAATATCGCAGAACTTCAGCCACGGGTGAGAAACTATCTTCTCTGAAAACTCAATTTGAAAATCATCTGATTCTGGTGTATCAACAAATGTTGAATCGTTAGCACCAGCACCAGGAACCGGAACCTGACCCGCACGACGCTTGTACTTCTTAACCTTTTTCGAATATTCGGCGTAGCCCCACTTCCAAATGCCGGTACCTAAAAGCGCCATCTGATCAAGGCCGCGCTCAACTTCTTCCTCGAAGCGCATCGCCTTAAGTTGAAATGTAAAAATTGCCGTCTTCGCGTCAACCAATTTCTTGTCAGTGTTCGGA